TAAAAATGTTCACAACTGGGAATTAACAGGAGAACCAATTCTTGACAATCTTACAACTACATTTAGAAACAAATGGCAAGGTGTTACAATTTCTGATGAGTATGAAAACACTTTAAATCATCAACGTCACAATAGTAACCCTTGGCAACCTGCATACATCAACACTGCATTGCATTTCAACAACGGTGGATTTCATTACAGTTTAATGCAAAATCCAGATGGTACTAGTTTTATACATCCTGGTCCAGAAGTGTGCGAAAAAACTGTCAAGTGTTTGCTTAGTGCAACTCCTTTTATAAACTGCAATCAATTTGATACCTATAATACTCTTAGAGATTTTGGAATGCATTTTGACTATGGGTTTGATCTAACCTGGGAAGACGATCCTGGTAATATCTCAAGATTTAAAAATATTATCAATCTCATTGATGACCTCAACCACAATTACAGTGCAGAACAAATTGATACACAAACCAAAGAATCTTGCTTACACAATCAACATCACATACTGTCAGGAGGCCTGCATCGCATTTGTCAACAACAGCGTGAAGAAACTGTTGAAATATTACTCAACGACTTGTGCAAAAGTTAAATACCCAGCAACAAACAGAAAGAGCCATTATGAAAGTTAATACACACAACCATTGGGATCCATTGGAAGAAGTAATTGTTGGACATGCACATCACAGTCGTGTAAGCATGGACATTAGCACACGCAGTTTCAGTTATGCGCCATATTCAATCAAAGAAATTGAACACATGGAAGGTCCTTATCCTAGTTGGGTTATTGAAGAAGCCAATGAAGACGCTGATGGATTAGCAGATACGCTTAAAAAAATGGGTGTAATTGTACACCGTCCAAAAAAGATTGATCATAGCAAAGAATTTAGTACACCAGACTGGAAAAGCCAAGGTTGGTATAGCTGGTGCCCAAGAGATGTTGTATTGCCACTTGGTGATATGTTAATTGAAACACCAAGTCCAACCAGAGCAAGATACTTTGAAACAAGACTGTATGAAGATATCTTCTATGAAGCATTTGATGATGGCGCATTATGGTTTGCTGCACCAAAGCCTAGGCTGTTAGACGACAACTATCAGTTTGATAACATTGATGGTAAGCCTACGCTCAAAGATCTAGAAATTTTGTTTGATGCTCCAAACATTGTTAAAGTAGGAAAAGATCTACTGTACCAAATTTCAAACTCAGGCAACATCAAAGGATTCCGCTGGCTAAAACGTTTGCTGGAGCCAATGGGCTATCGTTTGCATTACAGTGAAGTATACAGTTATGCACACTTTGATAGCACCATTATCCCACTACGTCCTGGATTGGTATTGCTAAACAGCACCAGAGTTAATCCAGACAACTGTCCAGCCATTTTTGAAAAGTGGGATAAAATTTACTTCGAAGACTGTGTAGTGCAAGGTTCAAAAGTTGATGATTATATTTCGCCGTGTAGTCCATACATTGGAATGAATATTTTAAGTGTTAATCCTAGCACTATTATCTGCGATAGCGCACAAGTGCCTCTAATGAAAGAACTTGAAAAATACAAAATTGACTGTGTGCCGATCCAATTCCGTCATGGCATGACTCTTGCTGGCGGCCTTCATTGTGCAACATTGGACTTGCGCCGTAACGGAAACCTGGAAGACTATTGCAGTTAGTACACCATAAGTGTCAATATGGCATTAATGTTGTTGACACTGATGCACAAACCTTATATAATAAGCACTGTACAAAAGGAGTATACACATGACCGTACAATTTGACAGCGAAAGCAAAGCAAAACTAACACAGATTATCAATGAAGGCATGCAAGTAATGAGTGAAGTTGAAGCACTCAACGCCGGCTTATCCGACACAGTAAAAGCTATTGCAGAAGAAATGCAAATCAAGCCAAGTGTGCTTAAAAAAGCAATTCGCATTGCACACAAAGCCAGTTACACCACTGAAAAAGAAGATCAAGAACTACTTGAAGAAATCCTTACAACCGCTGGACGGACACTATAATCATAAATGAGTTATGTTGACGCTCTATTTGACAGAGACAAAGATCGTATCCATGTAGTAGAACGTGTAGACGGCAGGCGCGAGTATCGTGAATACCCTGCCAGCTATGTGTTTTACTATGCGGATCCTCGCGGCAAACACAAAAGCATATATGGCTCACCAGTGAGTCGATTTAGCAGTCGGAACAACAAAGAGTTCCGCAAAGAACTGCGACTGCAATCGGGCAAACAGATCTTTGAAAGTGATATCAATCCAGTGTTTCGCTGTTTTGAAGAAAACTACAAAGATGACGTTGCACCCAAATTGCAAACAGCGTTCTTTGATATTGAAGTTGACTTTGATCCAGTGCGCGGCTATTCACCAACCAACGATCCGTTCAATGCAATTACTGCTATATCTGTTTACTTGCAATGGATGGAACAACTGGTTACACTGGTTATTCCTCCCAAGAACATGAGCTGGGAAACAGCACAAGAAATCTGCGATCAATTTGAAAACACCATGTTGTTCGAACGCGAAGAAGAGATGCTTGGTGTGTTCTTGGATCTCATTGAAGATGCGGATGTACTAAGTGGTTGGAACAGTGAGGGTTATGATATTCCTTATACTGTTAACAGAGTGGCAAGAGTATTGAGCAAAGACGACACAAGACGCTTTTGTTTGTGGAGTCAACTGCCCAAGAAGCGCACATTTGAACGCTTTGGTGCTGAAAATATCACATTCGATCTTATTGGCAGAGTGCATATGGATTACATGCAACTGTATCGCAAGTACACCTATGAAGAGCGGCACAGTTACAGTTTGGATGCAATTGGTGAATATGAACTTGATGAGCGTAAGACTGCTTATGAAGGCACACTGGATCACCTATACAATCACAACTTTAAAACGTTCATTGAATACAACAGACAAGATACACTTTTGCTAGACAAGCTGGACAAGAAACTGCGTTTTCTTGCACTGGCAAATGAATTGGCACATGCAAACACTGTGCTACTACAAACCACAATGGGTGCTGTAGCAGTTACAGAACAAGCAATTATCAATGAAGCACATGAACAAGGACTAGTTGTTCCCAACCGACGAGAACGCTTAACAGACGAAGACACAGCAGCGGCAGGTGCGTATGTTGCATATCCCAAGAAGGGATTGCACGACTGGATTGGCGCCATTGACATCAACAGTCTGTATCCTAGTGCTATTCGTGCGCTCAACATGGGCAATGAAACAATCATTGGACAACTGCGTCCAATTATGACTGATCGTTATATCAAGGATAAAGTTGCAAACAAAAGTTCATTTGCAATGGCGTGGGAAGGCCTGTTTGGCACACTGGAATACACTGCCGTTATGAAACAGGAAGTTGGCACTGAGATCACAATTGACTGGGAAAACGGCGACGAAACAGTACACAGTGCAGCAGAGATTTGGAAGATTGTGTTTGACAGCAATCAACCTTGGATACTGAGCGCAAACGGTACTATCTTTACATACGAAAAAGAAGGTGTTGTTCCTGGTTTGCTTGCACGTTGGTATAGAGAACGTCAAGAAATTCAAGCAAAACTTCGTGCATCAACCGACCTAGATGAACGTGAGTTTCTAGATAAACGTCAGCTGGTCAAGAAGATCAATCTAAATAGCTTGTATGGTGCTATCCTTAATCCAGGTTGTAGGTTTTTTGACAAGCGCATTGGGCAAAGCACAACACTAACTGGTAGAGCTATTGCACATCACATGGACAGTTTTGTAAATGAATGTATCACAGGAACATATGATCACGTTGGTGATGCTGTAATCTATGGCGATACTGATAGTGTGTACTTCAGTGCATGGCCTATTGTCAAGAAGGACGTAGAAGCAGGCAACATGGAGTGGAACAAAGAGATTTGCATACAACTGTATGATGCTATCAGTGATCAGTTAAACGACAGTTGGCCAGCGTTTATGGAACAGGCATTTCACGTTCCAAGATCAAACGGCGTGATCATCAAAGGCGGCAGAGAAAGTATTGCAGACAGAGGCTTGTTTATTACCAAGAAGCGTTATGCAATCAACATTTTTGATCTTGAAGGCAAACGACTTGATGTCGAAGGCAAACAAGGCAAGATCAAGGCAATGGGCTTGGATTTGAAACGCTCAGACACGCCAGTTGTAATCCAAAAGTTCTTGATGACACTGCTAACTCGTGTGCTTGCCGGTGCAGGGCGTGAAGAGATCATTGAGATGATCAAGAGCTTTAAGTATGACTTCAAAGAACGTCCAGCGTGGGAAAAAGGTTCACCTAAACGTGTTAACAACTTGACCAAGTACAGTGCCGAAGAGAAGAAGCTGGGAAGAGCCAACATGCCTGGGCATGTTAGAGCAGCTATGAACTGGAATTCAATGAAGAAGATGAACAGTGATAACTATTCACAAAGCATCATTGATGGTATGAAAACCATTGTGTGCAAACTCAAATCAAATCCTCTTAACTGGACCTCAATTGGCTATCCCACAGATGAACTACACATTCCACAATGGTTCAAAGACTTGCCTTTCGATGATGCAGCAATGGAGGCAACTGTGGTAGATCAAAAGATTGACAATTTGCTGCACGTTCTAGCATGGGATCTAGCACAAGAAACAAACACCACCAATACCTTTAGCAGTTTGTTTGAGTTTGAATAATGAAGTTAAGCAAGTTACTGACATACAAAGAAATGGTAAACGGTTTGAGTGTAAAACATGCTCACGCCAACATTGAAGAATTATTGAGCAGAGTCAGTGAAGACCTAGATGTTCAAAATATCGACTTTAACAACCTCAAATACTGCATTCAAATGCGAGAGAAAACCATATTAGACAATCTTGTTGGAATGCAAAAAGACATTGACGAATTTAAATTTCAAATTAACTATTTTTTTGATACTATTGAAAAACCTTACTTTGAAAAAAGTGAAAAAATCTATGAAGAAGGCCTCAATGATGAGTATGCATACAAGCTAGATCGAAATAGATTTAAAAACTTGCTATATGAACCAGAAACTAGAGACTTTTTTCTTGGTCGTGTGGGCAACTACACAGAATGGAAATATCCAGGGTTGCAACTTAATCCTGGACTAGGCGATGTTACTGGA